CCGACACTATACACCAAATGCCCTTTGAACCTAGACAACGGTTTGAAGAATTGGTTATTGCTGTTGCGGACGATATGCAGTACAATCAACTCAAGTACTTTCGTCCTTTTGAACATCAACTACGTTTCTTTGCCACAGGCGCCGCAGAGCGTCGTGGTATACTGGCCGCAAACCGTATTGGTAAAACAGTATCAACTTGTTTTGAAACAGCATATCATTTAACTGGACTATACCCAGAGTGGTGGCCAGAACACGCTCGACGTTTTAACAAGCCCATAACTGTTATGGTAGCAGGTGAGGGCTGGCAACAGGTTGCTATGGTTCTACAAAATGAATTGCTGGGCACACAAGATGTTAAGATTCGAGAACAGTTAGGTACAGGTGCTATACCACGTGATCTAATCCGATTTGACACTATGCGTAGTGATGGTGCTAACTGTTTGGGTGTAGAAATTCGACACTCGTCGGGCAGCAACAGTTATCTAGTGTTTGCCAACTACACACAAGAAGTACGTCAGATGCAGGGTTTTAAACTCACCCTGGCCGTATTCGATGAACAGCCGCCCGATGACTTCTTCTCAGAGATTGTTACTCGAACAGCCACAACCCAGGGTCAGGTTCTATGTTCATTTACTCCCTTAAAAGGATTGAATGGCTTGGTGTCTAAATTTTGGCACCACGAAGAAGGTTATGAGCACATCCGCGTCAGTTGGGATGACGTGCCCGAATATGATCCCTGGGGTGAACCATTCTTATTAAATGAAACTCGGAGACAACTTGAACGAGATTATCTACCACACGAACGTGATGCTCGCCGTAATGGTGTGCCTGTTATGGGTAAAGGAGCAGTATTCCAAATCCGCAACTGGCCCACATATCNAACAGGTGATTATGATTTCCGTAATACTCGTGGCCTTAACCGTGTTATTGCATTGGACTTGGGACTTGTTAACGACAAGACTGTAATTAGTCTAATGTATTGGGATCCCGATAATCAAGAAGCCTGGTTGCATACACAAATAACAGTTAAAGGCACTGAAGAAGCCAATCCAGTTAACTGGATACAGCACTTGATGCGTCCCGAAGTGTTTGGTACTCCTATTGTGCTACCACCAGATGCGGGCACAGTAGGTCGTTATACTATGAGTGCATTAAGTATTAGACAGTTGTTTGAACAATATGAATTAAATGTATATCCGGACCCTATACGCAATCCTCCCGATGCTGAAGGACGCACTACCAACCACAAAGCATTCGGTATAAACACTATGCGACAAATGCTAGAACTAGGCACACTACACGTTAATGAAAACTGTGTGGAGTTCCTACGTGAAGCACAAAACTATTATGTAGATGAAAAGGGCCGCTTCTCAGATCCCGATGATTGCATTGATAGTGCCCGCTATGCCCTATTAGGTTGCTTAAACGGCTGGGCAGAACCTTGGGATGATCGGTCACCACAGGCACGTTTTGCGGCTGCCAAGCACAATATGCGTCAAATACAAGCAAACAAAAACAACAATTCAAACAAGCCAGTTTGGAAACGATCCTGGTCCGCTGACGGCGGTGTAATGTGACACTAAATAGTATAATAAACCAGGAATAATCCCTTATGTTAGATTTAAAAAATGTAGTCATATCAAACTTAAACGGCCACAAAGGTATGATGGCACGTTTTGTTAAAATGAAATCCTTATTGGATCAAAAGTGTGCCGCCAACTTACGTTTGCTTGCTACCAAGAATAACATTAATCGCATTAGTGATTATCATTATTTNAACCTTGCTGTTACAGACTCTACAGATCCTGTCAACGGCATTGACTATATACATCCTGTGGTAAAACCTGTAGTTGATTATGCTACTAGTGTTATTACCAAAGGNATCGCACAAAATGGCGAGATTAATTTTGAATTCNTTGCTGACAACGAAGCAGATGATGATGCCGCACGTCANGCAACTGATATGGTTCACAAGTTAATCAATCAGAACAATGATCCACATACNATCCTACAACATTGGGTAATGGATGCTTGTCTACACAAGAATGGCGAGATGTTGATTGCTCCGATGCGTGAGTCATTTACACGTTATGTAACTACAACAGGCACCGCAGATCAATTAGAAGCATTTGAACAACAAGCACGTGAAGCAGGATTAAGTGCAAAGCGTCGTAGTCGTCGTAAGAAATCAGTTGATATGGCACAAGTAGCCNNAGAAACTGGNGACTTTGTNAATGGATTATCAAAAGAACAAGCAGATGAAGAACTAAACCAACGCATTGAAAATGCCCTGCTTGGATCNGAAGGTACATTTGATGAAATGGGCCAACAGCCAGAATCTGTAGAACTACGTGATGGCGAAGATACTATTAATGATAGCATTNCTCGCAACACAATCTATGAAGCCGAATATAAACTAACTGGCTACAACCTAAACATCAAGTTCCGTCCTATTGCACAACACTATTGGATGTGTGATCCTACAGTTATTGACATCCAAGAACAACCATTCTGTGGATTTTACAAACCAATGAGTATCCAGGAAGCAACTGAGTTGTATCCAGACATTGATCTGGAGGAGTTTAAAGTTTATGCTGAATATTCAAACGTGGGCAGTTATCAGGCTGGTAGCCTCCTCAATAATCTGGCCCTTCACGCTCGTGATAGTGTGCCTATTAATGGATTGCCAGCACAAGGATATTCGGCACAAGAACCTGAAGCACGTCAAGTTACTGTGCTTACTGTATGGAATCGCTATGACATTGACGGTGATGGCGAGTTGGAACTTATTGAATTGATCTATTCAGGCCAATATGTTATTTCAGCACGTGAAGTGGAATTTATTCCTGTAGCCAATATGTGTCCAAAGCCATTGGCACAAAACTTTTATGGTATGGCAATTGCCGAATCAGTAGTTCCTATGCAAGAGTATATGACTAGTGGTTATCGTGCAGAGTTGTTAACAGGCCTGTTGCAAAGTACTCCACGTATTGGTGTTAAGCCAGACCGCGTGGATTTCGAACAAATACAAGACGGTGAAGCCGCAATCTTTATTTTGGACAGTAAGTTTAACCCGCAGACAGACGTTTACCCAATGCCTATTCCACAAGGTAATCCAACATTCTTGGATAACACTATGGCACGTATGCAACAAGACTCAATGGCTATGGTTGGAATGACTAGTCCACAAGATGTATTCAATCCAGAAGTTATGGATCCAGGTAACTCAGGAGCAAAATTAAATCTAGCCCTAAGTCCTAATCAGATCATTCAAGACAATACAGTTAAGAACTGTGCTGAAGGTTTGAAGGATGCTATTTGGTTAGTATGGCGTACACTAGTTGCTTACGGTGATGACTATGGTGTTAAGAAACTAGCACAAGAGTTCCACCCAGATAAAAAGCCAGAGTTTATTGACTATCAATCATTTGATGATATGAACTTTAATGAACGCAAGACTATTCACGTTGACTTAGCCCTAGGTATGAAGTCAGAAGAAAACTCATTACAGCGTTTACAAATTATTAAACAAACACAAACACAATTGACCGCTGAAATTGCACAGGGTGTTACTACAGGTGTATTAACTCCTCAAGCATTTAAGAAAATGAAAAAGCCATATGCTGATATATTGTATGTATTAGGCGTAAAAGATTGCGATAGTTATTTGCCAACTGAAGAAGAAGTTATGGAAATGGTTAAACAAGGGCAAGAAGCCGCTAAGAATAAACAACCAAGTCCGGATGATCAGAAGAAATTGGCTAGTGCTGGCTTGGATAAAGCACGTACTGACCAAATCACTGGCGATAGTCAAGGTAAAACGCCGCAAGCACAGTTGGATATTACCAAGGCACAACAAATCCAAGCAGAAGTTGCTGGTAATACAGCAAGTGCTCAACTAGAAGGATATGCATTGATTAAAGAACATAAAGCACGTGCCTATGGTCAGTAATAAATAACTTTACATTGAATAGGAATTGAATATGATTGAACAGGATATCGTTGATGCCTTCTCTAATAAGATGGCGGCAAACTTAAATGATCTTAGACGTATGACACCCAGTCAATTAGACCGTGTTAAAACAATAGGATCCAACGCTGAAAACATTTTATCTAACCGTGAGTTTATACTGTTTGTAAGACAGTTTCAGTTAGAAGTAATGGATGCACTTAGTGATATTAAAGGGCATACAGCAGATGATAATAACCTAAGAGTTGCGTTGTCAAATCAACTCTCGGGTATAGAAGGTTTTATACAAGTGCTCAAAAAAGCACAATATATGAAAAACAAAGTGGTAACTCAACAGACCGAACAAAAAGTCCAAGAGCCCAACTTATAACTTGAAAAGGAACGACAATGGAAAACATTGTAAACGACCGCCCTAATCTCACACCAGAGACGGTACCGGTTGAAAATGTCAGTAGTGGTTTGGATGCTATTGCTCAAAAGATGGCCGCAATGAAGGAAACTACAATGCGTAACCAAATGAGAAATACCGAATCCGCTGAGACAGGTGTTGAAAAGCCGGCAAGCGAATCAGCCCCTGTGGCACCAGCAGGTACAGAAGTCTTAGATGACAACAATACCGATTTAGTAGAGCCAGAAGTTGTAGCACCAGAAGCAGAGGATAGTGAACAAGCAAGTGATGAAGTAGAAGCCCAGGATGATCCTGTAAGCCAAACCGATTCGTCTAGCGAAGATATAATTGATTTCCTGGAGTTCGCAGAAGAACATCCTAACGCTAAATTTAAATTTAAGCGTAATGGTAAAGAAATTGAAATCGACGCAAAGAAAGCCGCCGCTATCTTAGGTCAAGGAGCCGCAATCAGTGAAGATGCTAGACAATTAAAGATTGAAAAAGCCGAGTTTGACGAATATCGTGAAACAAAACGTGCTGAAACAGAAGGTCTTTTTTTGGCAATGGAATTTACAGTTAAGCCCCAGTTACAAAAGGCTTACGATGAAATTTTAAAGGTACAAGGCTACCAAGCCCAGTTCCAACAACAGTTGTCTGCTACAACGGATCCTGCAATGCGGGCACGTATACAAGCAAATATGGCACAGAACGAAAAATACATTGCCCAACAGGGTGCTGAAATTAATCGTTTAAAACCAAACGTAGATCAATTTTATGAAATGCGTGGACAACAAGTTAAGGAACAACTTGAAAGCAACAGAAAGGCATTCCAAGATAAGGAATTGCGTAATAGTGCCATTTATGATGAAGTTCGTGAGAAGATTAGTAAAAACTGGTCAGGTGCAAAAGGGCAATTAGTCCCTGGCATTGATAACTTAGATCTTGTTTCCGCAGACGAGCACATACTCAGTTTGCTAAGAGATGGATTAAAGTATCGTGACAGACCTAAAGCCAAGTCAGCAGGTGGCAGTATTGCCGCACTAACGACACGCACTGGTGCAACTAAAATACAGTCCAATGCCAAAGGTGAATTGGAGCAACTTCAAGAAAAAGCCAAGGCTGGCGACCGCAAGGCCGCTGATAATCTGTTATTAGCAAAGATGAATGCTATGCGTAACAGACGATAATAAGACATAATATAAGGAGAAATTAAATGTCTACAGGTTATAACTCAACCACAGCAATTGGTAACGGAACTGGACTATACCAAACCGATATCGTTGTTAAAGATTTAGATTTAGATGTATCAAACCGTGTTAAAGATGACACCCCAGTGTTGAATATGTGTATGGCTAAAAAGCGTAAAGTTGTTTCAACATTACCTTTATGGACAAACGACGTTTATCGTTTACCACAAACTCAAGCACAATTAGAAGGTGCTGCTGTTAGTTCTGCTCAAGTAGAACAACAATCACGTGCCAACTTGGGTAACTACACACAGATTTTCAGTACAGTTGTTGGTGCCACTGGTACAGCACGTGCAGTAGAACAGTCTGGTGGAGATCCACAAGCATACCAAGAAGTTAAGCAATTGATCGAATTAATGTTCGACGTTGAAGCACAGATCGTACGTGCTGACCAAATCGGTA